CGCCACCGACAGACGTGCCAGAGCCGCCTCCGCCAGCGACCACCACGACCTCTATGGTCGCGCCGGGCGTGACGGAACTGCTCGCCGCCGAATACGCCCCCGTGCCCACGCCATTCACCGCTGCCACCCTGAACTGGTACGCCGTACCATTCGTCAGGCCCGTCACCGTCGCGCTCGTTGCGGTCGAGACAGATCGCGTGAAGGTTGTCCACGATCCGCCGCTTGGCTGATATTGCACCGTGTAATCTACGATTGGTGTCTGAGAAAGAACGCCCGTAGGCGCAGTCCACGACAGTGCCACCTGCGCATTGCCAGCCGTCGCCGTCACGCTTGTCGGCGCAGGCGGCAAAAACAAATCCCAGCGAGCATCAGAGCCGCCGCCGCTCGCGGCGACGAGTTCCCACGCCGCGCCGCTCCACGAATAGGTGCGTCCGTTTTGCGTTGACTGTTGCCCCACGCTGGGGCTGCTGGGGAAGCTGAATGGCATGATCTTTTCCTATGCGATGCTGAGCGTGGCAGTCACGCGGTCGTTGAGTTCGCTATCTTCGCTATCCTTGCTGTACACGAGCACTAGATGCTGCCCGGCGGTGACCGAAGCAGTGCCGCTCGATGTCTGCGTGCCGCTAACCTCGCCCGACAAGGCCGTCAACGCCGCGCTGCTGGATGGAGATGCCGACGTGATATGCAGCCGCCCGATGTCAAAGCCAGCCTGTGAACTCGCAGTCACCGTATAGCTGAGTGTGCCGGTAACATTGATGAGCAGCCACAGCCGGGCGTTGTCGCTCGCAAATGCAGAGTTCCCGTTCAGCACCGCCGTAACCGTGGTGGTGCCAGTGACAGAGTGACTAGCACCACTCGGCCCGTAGCGGTTGGCGTATGTCACTGGCACCGACGGAGCAGCCGCAGGCGTCACGCTGCTGCTCGCCGCCGAGTAGCTGCCAGTTCCAAGGCCATTCACCGCCGCCACGCGGAACACATACGCCGTGCCGTTGGTGAGTCCTGTGACGGTTGCGCTCGTCGCCGTCGAAGCCGCGCGAGTGAACGTCGTCCACGTCGAGCCGCTGTTGGTGCTGAACTGAACCGTGTAGTCCGTGATCGGCAGCGTGGACAGTGCAGCCGGTGCCGTCCACGACACGACCGCTTGAGCGTTGCCGCCGGTCGCCGTAACGCTTGTCGGTGCGGCGGGCACGAACAGGGCACGCAGTTCCGAGTCGGTTCCGCCGCCACCGGCAGTGCCGATCTCCACGTAGACGCTGCCCGTCCACCGATAGACGCGGCTCGCATCCGTTGCGACGTACAACGTGCCGCTGGCCCCCGTCGCCGGGAAGCCCGCCGCCGTGGTCGCCTCGACGATGTTCGCGGAGCCGCCGCCGCCGCCGCCGAGCGTCACGCTGACGATGTTGCCGCTGGCATCCTTTGTGAACGCTTTGCCGTCCACCCAGTTGATCGCCAGCTCGTGCGTGTCAAGGTCGCTCGTGAGCGGCACGGAGTTGGCGGTGTACGATCTGCGTGGCTTGATGCGATTGGGAATGGTTCACCTCAAGAGACTGTAAGTGTGGCGGCGGCGCTGGTGACGCTGGCGGCACCGGCGGCTGATACAACCACGCGGAAAAGGTCGCCGTTGTCGACGGACGCTGTCAAACCCGTCAGAGCAAGCGTGGAGGAGGTAGCACCCGAAACGTTTTCAAACGCGGAGTTGGCTAAGACTGTCATGGTCACTGCTGTGTGTGTCGATCCTGTGGCGACGAACGTGCCATTGCCGTAGGCGACCTTGAACCACGCCGAAAAATTATTTAGCGACCTTTCAGTCCAAGTAATGCCGTCCTCGCTTGTGGCTGCGGCGGTGCTACTGGTAACTACGGCAACAAACGTGCCATTGCCGTAGGCGACGCTTTGCCATCCTGCGCTGGCTGGCAGTGTCCTCTGAGTCCAAGTGATGCCGTCTGGACTTGACGCAGCGATCGCGCTGCCCGAGCCAACGGCGACAAACATGCCACCACCGTAGGCAACACCGCGCCATCCTGTGCTGGCAGGCAGTGTCCTCTGCGTCCAAGTGATGCCGTCTGAACTTGTCGCTGCGATTGAGCCGCCCGAGGCCACGGCGACAAACGTGCCATTGCCATAAGCAACGCTTTGCCAGCTTGCGCTGGCTGGCAACGTCCTCTGTGTCCAAGTGATGCCGTCTGGGCTTGTCAATGCGACTGCGCCATCAGTAGCCACGGCGACAAACGTGCCGTTGCCGTAGGCAACGCTCAAATAAATTCCAAACGCGGGAATGGACCTGTTCGTCCAAGTGATGCCGTCTGCGCTGCTCGCCGCGCGGTTGTTAGCCAAAGCGACAAACGTGCCATTGCCATAAGCAACGCTTTGCCAGCTTGCGCTGGCTGGCAACGTCCTCTGTGTCCAAGTGATGCCGTCTGGGCTTGTCGCTGCGCTCGCGCCGCCCGTAGCCAAGGTAACAAAAGTTCCGTTGCCGTATGTGACGCTATACCAATCTCCGCTAGAAGGCAGCGTTCTCGCCGTCGCAGAAAAACCGCCCCTGTCGCTTTTTTGCCACTGGTACGAAAGCGTGCCGCTCGGCTCAACCACGGCAGTAGTTGAAAACGTCGCGTTGCCGCCGCTTGCAGTTTTGTTCGTTGGCGGCGACGTGATCGTGATTGAAGCAGAGAACCCGCTGTTGCCGAAAAAGAACCCGCCATCCAGCGCATCGTTCGCCCCAATTCCACCGCTGCTCGTCGAGGCAATAGTGAGCGTCGAGCCGCTTGGCGTGATCGTGATGTTGCTGCCAGCGGCAAGCGTCAGCGAGCCCGTGAGGTTGTTGAGCGAGGTGACGTAGTTGTGCCCGTGCGCCGCAGCAGCCGCCCCCAGCGTCGAGAGGGATGGCAGCAGGTGAACGTGGTCGGCCCTGGCTGCGAGGTTCGACGAGCCAGCCGCAGCCGTGCCGAGATTTGATGGCGTGGCGTCGGAGAGCGTGAGGTTTGACGAACTACCGGCCGGTCCTTGCGCTCCAGTCGGCCCTGTCGCGCCAACTCCTGCAGGCCCTGTGGCGCCTGCAGGCCCGGCAACGACAGACGCTGCGCCAGTCGGACCTGTGGCTCCAGTTGGTCCGTTTGCAGGCCCGGTAGCTCCAGTTAAACCAACCGGACCAGTAGGCCCCTGCTGCCCGGTCTGCAATTGCAGGCCGGAGCCCCATGCGTTGTTTGCCTTCGGCCCGTAGAGCACGCCAGAAATTGAATCGATATACCAGTCGCCACTGCGGCCAAGGCCCGAGAATGGCCCAGTGGTGCCGCTGTAGATTTGCGGGCCGTCAGCGCCAGCGATGCCAGTTGGGCCAGTGACGCCAGGCAGCGGCGCCCACGCCGATCCGTCCCACGTCAGCACCTGGCCACCAGTAGGTCCAGTGGCCGAGACGGCCCGCCCCTGCAGCTGCAGGGCGTTGCCGCTCGTCGGAGATTGGATGCTGAAGTAGGGCATTAGGGCACCAGCTGCGTGTGAATCTTTCTGATCTTCTGCTGACGGTCTGCCCACACCCACGCGTTTCCGCTGAAGGGTGCGAACACCTCATACGCGTTGCCGTCTGGCTCAATCACTCTGTCACCCTTCTTCGGAACCGCCGACAGGTAGTCGGTAGAGATGAAGAAGTCGCGACTCTCAATGCGAGTGATCGAGCCTGCCTGGTCCATCGAGTCGTGCCGCGTCATGCCGACCATTGCCGGCACGGACACCGGCACAAGCGAGCCGGTGCTGCGGTACTCGACCTGCACCGAAAGATGCTTGTCGGCCTGCTGCCGGAACCACGCTGCGCCCTGCGAGATGAGATCCTGCATGACTGCGTGTTACCAACAGAGGAAGGAACTCCAAATAGAGCCACCGAGGCCGTGCGGCCGGCACGATTGCCAGGCCGCACGGCCCCCAAGCCGCCCAAGGGCGAAACGTCAGGCGCCGGGAACGAGCAGCACGTTCACGGTTGCGTCGCCGCTGGCCTTGGCCGAAGCAGCGAAGCCCATCGCGGTGCCCGTGACGCCGGTCACGGCCTGCCCTTGGTAGAGGTAGACCTTCGCACCCTGCGCGATCACGCCGGCCGGGGCCGTGATGCTGAAGATCCCTTCCACGTTCAGATTCCCGAGCTCATTCGCAGCGATAGGCCGCGAGGCCACGCCAACGATCGAGCCAACCACCACCGCTTCGCCCGCGGCAACGCCCGTGGTGGGCGTGTAGCGGATCTTGTCACCTTCGTACTCGTAAGACACTGATCACCTCGTTTCTGGAAATTGGAAAACTGTTTTGGTCGTCATGCCGGTCGGCGGCGCTTGGGCACGCCGCCGACCGGCTACGGTTTGTCACGCTCAGGCCGTCGCCATCCGGTAGCAGCCGTTCTTCTCGGCCTTGGCCACGCCCCACGACCAGTGGCCGCGGACCATGATGCCGAGGGTGTTGAAATCGGCGTCGGCCGACTCAACCATCGGCTGCCGCTGACCGTTGAGGAAAGCGACCTCCATCGCCGGGACCGCCCGCGGATCCGCTGCAAGCCACCAGGTGCTGGCGCTCGACAGGTAGGACGAGCTCACGACGCGATACCGGCCTGCGAACACGTTCGCGTTGCCGCGGACCGTGTCGGAGCCGGTGATCAGCAGGCTCGAGGACATTGCCTCGGCCGCCGCCACCTCGAGCTCGGCCGGAACAAGCAGCACGCTGGGCGGAACGCCCAGCGGGTTGTTGTCCGCATTCTTGAGCTTCCGGAAGCCGGTGGCTGCCGTCTTCAGCGACGTCATCGAGAAGGCATTGCCGGAGCCGGCGGTTTCCTTCGCGAAGTAGGTGCTGTTGGAATCCTCGAACGCGGCCCAGAAAGCCTTGTTCAGACCGATCGCCGCCCCGTAGCCGAGCCGTGAGCTCACCTGGGTGAGGGCACCCAGATCGTCGTTCACGAGGTCGACCATCGAGATGGACGAAAGCCGACCATACAGCTTGGCCTTGATGGTGCGGCTTTCCTCGCCGGCATCTGCACTGCGGAGCTCGCCGTCGTTGGCCACTTCCTCAAACTCGAAGCCGCCCGTCAGCCGAACGCCCGTGACAGACTTGTAGTCCGACACGTTGCGAGTGCTGGCGATCGCGTCCCAGTTCTGCTCGACCGCGGTGAAACCGTCGAGGAGGAACTTGCCGTAGGTCGCCGAGAGAATCGTCGAGATGTTGTGTGTCGCGAACGCGGCACGCAGCACCTGGCGGCAGTTGCTCTCGGAGATCCTGTGGCCGGCCTCCGCGTACCCGTTGGCGCGGGCAGCGGCGAGCACCACCTGCGACAGCGTCGCCTCGCCCCGACGGGCGTGGGCAGCCTCAAGGACGCGTTCGTCATACTTCTTCTCGACGTCGGTCAGGCCGCCGGCCATGCAAAGGGCGGCCTCCACCACCTTCGCGTCGTTGGCGGGCTTCGCCACGACGTGAATCGCCGGGGCAGCCGGGCGGGAGGCCCGAATGTCGGCGAGGAGCTCGGCCTTGAGCTCAGCCATCAGAGTCTTTTTCATTTCGTCCACGGACACCTCCGGCTTTTCGGCCGTTACGGTCACGTTCTCGTTGCCCACGGCGACGCTCGCCGTGCCTTCCGCGACGACCGGCTGGTCGACGTCGGGCGTTTCGTTGGCGTGGTCCGCCATGAGCTCATCCCCTGTCGCTTCCGCAGCGATAGCGGCCGATGTAGACGCATCGGCTCCAAACAGAACTACGCTTACTTCCCGGAGGGTGCTGGCACGCACTACCGAGATCGGGCCGGTAAACTCCCGGCCGTTTACGGTGACCATCTCGCCCGGGGCGACGTTTTCGATGCGGTTGACGTCCGCGCCGATGCTCGCCTGGAACTTCCAGCCCCGGCGGGCATAGCCGAGCACCTTCTCGACCAGTGGGCCGTCGCCGATCACGTCGCCGGCGACGATCAGGTCCTGGCCGGAGTTGTCCTTCCGGTCCGCCTGGCCGATGGCCGCCTCGAGCGAGTAGTCGTGGCCGTACATGACGGCCACGCTGCCGCTTGTGTCCATGCCAGCGAGGTCGACCACCAGCGGATTGCGGCTCCAGGACTGCCGGATCGCCCGGCCCGTGTAGCCGACGAGCTCAAACCGCGGCATGCCGCCGGCACTGGTGCCGTCAGCAGCAACAGCCGGAGTTGATACGGAAAACTGTGCGTCGGTTGTGATTCGCTTCATAGGAATTCGATCAACTCCTCGATGTCGTCGTCCCATTCATCGAAGTCCCACATTGGTCCTCCGCTGCGTCTTGGAGCTCGTTCACTTCGCGTTCAAGCTTGGCAAGCCGCGCCGCCGAGGCAGCTGCGTTGGGATCCTGGTCGCCGCCGTAATTCACCTCTGGCGTCATGTCGACAAACAGGCCGAGCTCCTTGCAGAGCGCGACCTCCTCGGCCCGCTGCGCGAGCTCCTGCCGCCAGTCGCGGCCGAGCCGCTGGTATTCCGCAGCCAGCGTCGTGGTGTTCGTCCGCAGACGCGTTTCCATCGCGTCTGCTTCCTTCTTCGGGTCGACGTGCTCAAACCCGTCCCACGTCCACTGCCACGTCCATTCGGCAATCGGCGGCAGACCGTCGGGGATCAGGCCAGGCACCAGCGCGGCCTCGTCGAGCCACTTGCCGACCAACGGGTCAAGCATCACACGCTCGAGGTCCACCCGCTCGCACGCCAGGTGCTTTCGGTACACGAGGTAATCGCCTCGCATGCTCGAGTAATTCGCGGCGCTACTGTCCATAGCGGCCACGATGTATGGCATATTCAGAGCGCGAGCGATCTCATTGATCAGCCGCTTCACGAATTCGCTGTAGGTCGACGTCGGCTGCTCAGGCTTCATCTGCAGGGCATCCCACCCGTCAGGGATGCTCGTGGCCATGCCACGCATCAGCGGCATGGTTTCCCACGCTGGCTGGGCCGTCGCGATCCCATCAGCCGGGAGGTTTGTCTTGATGATCGCGGCGAAGTCTGCTGCCGTCTCTGCCGCCGTCACGACCGCCAGCGTGTAACGCCGCAGCATGGCGAAGAGCTCGAGGGCAGGCACGACCTCGCCCACGCCGCGGTGCTGGCCTGGGCGGAATGCGTGAAACCAGTGCAGGACATTGTCGGCCGGATACCACTGGCCGTCGCCAACCCATCCCGACAGCGTCGCGCCGGGGTGGTGCTTGAGCACGTAGTATTCGCTGACGTTGCCGTCCTCGTCGAATCGCAGCCCATCGACGCTCGACGCATGGAGTTCCGGCGCCGGGCTCGTCACCTGGTCGGCCTCGATGAGCTTCACGTCCAGCTGCACGCCGCGGAGCCGGCGGTTGGTCGTCTCAACGGCAAAGACCTCGCCATCGGTGACCTTCGCGAGCTTGGCAAGCCGCAGTTTGCGGGCCATGTCGATCGACAGGAACCACTCGAACACGGCATCCTCGACGCGGCGGACGCTCGCAGCGTCTGCGTCGCGGCCGCAGTCAAGCTGCAACCGTGGGCCGGTGCCGACGAGGTCGGACGCCAGCGTGCTGGCCATGCCAGCGAGATACGCGTTGTTGTCGCGTTCGTAGCGAGCACGGGCTCGCATCTTCCGGCGGACCTCCGGAGCCAGGGCCGCGTCGGCGGAATAGTAATCCGCCATCGACCAGTGGTTGCGGTTGTGCTCGGTGGTCTGGGCAGCGTCATACCGTGCCCGCACCAGCTTGCTGATGACGGCCTTCTGCTCGGCCACCGTCTGCTTGAGGGTGGGTCGAGCCCGCGTCGGCTTGGCTGCGGCACGTTTGGCCATCAGCTGCTGGCCCCCGGGGAGGTGAACACGGCCCGTCGCATCATCGCGAACGGGCTGCCGGCCGTGATGGCATTGCGCTGCTGGATGATCCACTTCGCAGCTTCAAGCTGCTTGTCGAGCTCGTGCTGCTCGACTTCGCCGGCGTCGGTGCGTGCACGCTGTGGCTGCGCGAGATTCGCGGCGAGAGCGTCGAGAACGTCATCGGCGGCTGCCATTGGCACCTCATACGCGGACGCATAGCCCGCTATCCATGAGTGTACCATTGTTCACCGGTTAACCTTCGAGCAACTCGGCTGGAATCATGGCTCGGATACGCTCTGCGAGGCCGCGTTCTGCTGGCGTCGGCGAGCCGTGCTTGAGGAGCGAGCGACACATCTGGTCGATGTCCCACAGCGCGGACCTCGCGCGGCCACCCTGGATGGCAGTTTCAAACTCTGACTGCTCTTCAGGGAGTCGGAATCGAATGAGAACGTGCGGCATGGTATTTCTCGTTTATTGCGTCACAAGCAATCAACAGGAAATAGAAAGCCGCCCGGCAGGTGTGGGCGACACGGTTTATCAGTCCGCTGCCGTCCTGCCGGGCGGCGAGGGTCACCGGTAGCGAATCACGGCGAACCACTTGCGAGTTGTTGGCGAGTATGCGACGCCCTCGTCGACGATGACCTTCCGGCCAAAAAAACAACAATTGCGACGAGCCGACTCCGGAGTCGAACCGCAACCTATGCCCTCTGTCTGGCCGCAGTGACTGTGGACCAGCGTGCCGCGTCTGGCGAGCACCAGGGCGTGGTCTTGGGCGGAATTGATCGTGACGTTGCGAGCGTAGACGTTCGTGTCGGCCACGGCGGCGGACGAGAGGACGAGCAGCAGGAGCAGGGCGAGAAAACGCATTGTGAGTGCCTTTCTGGTGGGAGAAACGAAACCACCAGCAGACTGCCACGCGACCACCGGAGGCCAAATAGCGGACTACCTGCCCATCTTCGCAAGCAGGGCGGCCCGGCGGGCCGCGAGATCCTCGCGTGTGATCACCTTCCTGGTGACTGCCGGCTTGGCCTCGGCCCCGACGGCCGAGATCCCAGAGAACGACGCCGCCACCGCGGCACCGACAACGCAGTCGAGAAGATGGTTATCGCGGCCCGGAATGAGCTTCCACTCGTCGCACGCCCTCATCTTGCTCTCAACGCGCACCGGCACCTCGCTCGCGAGGTGGTCCGCGAGCATGTCGTGGTTGCCGTCGTGAATCGTGAGGGCCTGCGGATCTCCGACCGGCAGCTTCAGCCTGGCCACCAGGAACGTCTTCCACGCGTTCGTGTCATAGAGCACATGCCGCTGCTTGCCGATCGTGCTGGTCCGCCAGTTGGCTCCGATCCGCTCGCCGCGGTCGGGTGCCTTGTCGCTGATCGTCTGGCCGGAGGCCCCGACGAACCGGCCGTGCGTCGGCAGCACCCGCGGGCCGTAGCTTGAGCGGCGTGCGAAGTCTCTGATCACGCCCTGCGTCTGTGCCCAGTTGGCGTCGATGAACATCTGGCCGACGCGGAGCACGGCCTCGTCGTTCTCGCGGGCGAACTCCCGGTCGAGGATCTCGGCGGCCACGGCCTCGAGGCCGGCGTGGATCGCGGCTTCGACGTTGTTGCCGTGGGCGCGGGACAGCGTCTTCTTCGCCTCGCGAAGAGAGAAATACTGGCGGCCCTGGTCGGGGTAGGTGCCATAGCTCACGACGTGGCCGCGGAACTGGTGGCCCCACGCCACAACGGCCCAGTAGAGGAGCTCCTTCTGCACGTCCACGAAACAGGTGAGCGTGTCGAGCCCGCGTGGCACCAGCCACCTCGGCACGTGGATCGCCCGCCCGCGAACCTCCTCGGCCGAGATCCCGGCGGCCGCCCCCTCGTCGCGGATCGGCTCCTGTTGGAACTCACTCGCGAACACGCTCGGCCCGTCGTCGAGGTACGCGTTGTACGCGTGCTGGATCGCGGAGTTTTCCCGCTCAGGATCGAAGCAGGATTCCCACGAGACGAGGCAGCCCTCGTCCATCGCGGCACGGTTCGCAAGGTAGAACTCGTTGGCCTCCCGATGGGCACGGGCCTGGTCGCCGACGAGGTCCTTCGCAAACGTCCGCCGGAGCGTTGCATACTGCTCGAGCCACATGTCCTCGTGCCGCGTCGCCCAGTGACGCACCATCGGGATCCGCTCTCCCTGCCACGCTGGGTGCTTGCCGGAGTCAAGCAGCTGGTCGACCATGTCGCCGTGCTCGATCACGGTGGCGTTGACCACGCACGCCATGCTCGTCGTGTGGCCGGAGAGCTTCATCACGCTCTTGAGCAGGATCTCCATCCGGGCTTGGCACTGCACCGGGCTGCGGGCACTGTCGCGTGTCTGCGGATCGTCCACGATGCACACGTCGGGACGCAGCTGCCGGCCGTCGGGCGTTTTCCAGCGGAGGCCGAGGATCGAGCCGGTGAGGCCGCGGCTCATGATGATCGCACCGCTCGACGGCGAGCCTTCGATGGTCGGGAGCACCAGCGTGTCCTTCTTCCACTGGATGTGCGTGCGTTTGCCGGCATGCGTCTGCGAGTTGCACCGCTGGGCTTTGCCCTCCAGGGCACGCACGGCGTGGCAGACTTCGGGGAAGTCTTCGTAGAGCAGGTCGTTGTCGGAGAGCTCTGTGCGGATGGAGTTGATCGCTTTCGCTGCGAGGTCGCTCTCGGCGGCGAAGATGGCGCCGAAGGAGCGGTGGCCGTAGAGCACGGCCCAGAGGAGGGCGAGCTCGCTGATGGTCGACTTCGCGAAGCCGCGGTAGACCGCATTGACGAACCGGCCGCCGCGAGTCGAGCAGTCCTCGATGCGGCCGATCACGCGTTTGTGGTCGTCGCTGAACGGCGACAGGCCGGTGGAGTAGGGGAAGTAGGTGGTGAGGAACAGCAGGAGGCTTTTGCCGCACGCGTCGCGGCGTTCGCGGTTCATGACCGGCGGGATTTCGCCGATGTCGGAGCCTTTTCGGGTGCGTTCGCGGGACCGCTCGACGTCCGCCAGACGCTTCTGTTCGCGGCTGTTTGCCGGATCTGCGCTCTTCGGTCTGGCCATAAGTCTTTTCTGTGGGTAGGTTTCGGGAGTGAATCGACGCAGAGGGGGA